CCACCGCTAGAGTGGATCACTGGCACAGTCGAGTGCGAACATTGGGAATGGGATCAAATTCCCTTTTAAGGAGACATCATGTTAGAAAAACCACCATATTCAAAGATTAGTTACCCGTCTACACCTGCCAAGGACTTCAAGTGGGAGTCCGGATCGGATGTGCAAGCCCTCTGGCGCAAGTATGGTTGGACTCCTCCTAGTGAGGGTATGCCGCCCCCGCCGCCAGAGCGTGTCATGGATATGCCACTTAGGAGAGTGCGCTGATGATGCCTCCGATTCAAATGGGCTTAGTCAATCCTGTGCATAAGCTAAAGTTTTGCACCAAGTGCCAAGCAGACAAGCCACCAGAGGGCGGCGTTGATATGGGCGCAAAATGGAACTGCCAACTCTGTTGGGTCAGACGATTAACTGGTAAACACTTGAGACAAAATGCCAAGACCAAAACCACCTGAACCCTTATTAGGAAGACAAGTCCGAATGTCAGATAGACATTGGATGATCTTGCAAGAACTTGGCGGCGCTGAGTGGCTGCGTAAGCAGTTAGATAAGAACGCCAAGATGCCAGCCAAGTATTACCGCCGTGAACTGGATGCACCATCAAAGAAAGAAGTCAATGACTAACCAAAGCGGCTGGCGTAAGCGCCAAATTCAAATGCCCAAGTTTGACATTTGGGAGCGCGAGAGCCTGGTTGATTTTGCAGGGGAGTGCTACGTCAAACTGTGCGAACAGGATGACCGCATTCAACAGCTTGAGTGTGACTTAAAAACCGCTATTACAGCGTACGAAAAGTTACTTAGCGGCAACGCCTGACTTCTTCTCGTATGAGCGCATAGCGCCAAGGCCAAGCATCCCTAGCATGACTTGCATTGTCAGATCAGAGTCAATTGTTGGGAATGCGCCGTTGTACATGAACACAGTCATGGCTACAAAACGGCAAACAGGCTCAATCAGGGTGGAGTAAATAAACGCTATACCGCAACCCCATCCAATAAACGGCCTCCAACCAGCAACGAACAAGTTAGAGCTTTTCGCTTCCTCTTTGTTAACGTCAATCTGAGCCATGCCAACCGCCATGTCTAGCTTCTTTTCTTCAAGATCGAGCTTGCGCTGCTCAATTTCCATTTCCATGCGCTCTTTGTCAGTGGTAATAAGGTCACCTGCAACCTTGCCCACAGCTTCAATAATTGATCCAACAGCCAATAAGCTCATGCCAAACCTTTCAGTGTGCGGTTAATCCAACCCTTGAGGAACTTGACCTGCACAGGGTTCTTGTTGCATATCTCGACATATCGAGCAATTTTTGCCAAAGCATAGGATTCTTTGAATCGCTGACCATCTGTAACTTGATTAAGTTTCTCTACAGTTTTAGCACCAATACCGCCGTCAGGGGTAGCGCCAACAATTAACTGAGCCAGTTTGACAGCCATGCCCATGCCTGCGTTTACGCCAAAATTAAAGATAGTGTTAGCTACGTCTTGGTTTGAAATCTCGTTACCGCGCATCTTGTCCCAGAACTCAATGCGGTAGAACTCCCGAACCATGCCAGTTAATGCACCACCAAACTCCTTCTTGTCTACCAGAGGCCAGCCGTTCCACTGTGGGTTTTTGTTACGGGCAATGCCTGCGTAGGTCATACCGCCCGTGTCGCCTGGCACTTCGTGGAGGACGTAGCCGCCCTCGTCTTTCATCATTAACTCAAAAGCGGGTTCAAATTGTGCCATTTATTCCTCCGACATATCAGTTGAAGCCAAGTTAATGCGGGTCTTGAGTGCCGCAATATCCTCTGGCTTGTCTTTAAATCCAATGGCTACATACCCTGCAAACTTGCCCATATCTGGGGGTATAGAGCCTCTACACATGAACTTAACGCCTTGCTTTACGCCCCACTCGCCCACTTTAGATGAAGGGTTGAATTCTTCACACAGAACTTCACCATTGAGCATGGCAACCATTGCACTGTTTCGGTCTGCTGATGCGTTAAAAAGTGAGGTTACAGTGCCTTCCATTGACTTCTCTCTTGAGCCGTCGGCGTTCAGGGCCAGCACAGTAGTTCGGCTATTTGTTGCCAAGTTAGCTTTGTGAATTAGCAAAACTATGCCATCTACGTCTTTAAGCAAAGAACGGGCAGGGGTAAGTAAGTTCTCCTGCTTTGCCAACTGAGGCATCTTGTCTTGCGTTGTGATGGCCTGCAAGATCACTTGCCTTGAGTCCCAAGCAAAGTATCCGGCAAACGCTAGGAACGACAACAAGATAACTGTGAACAGCTTAAAAGGATTGTCCACCCACTCAATCAGTCCTATGACTTTACCAAGGGTGCTGTCATCTTTCTTAGCTTCTGGCTTGGGTGCAGAAGGTGCAGCAGAAGCTGGCGCGGCAACAGACACATTGATTGTCTGCTCTGCTTTTGACTTGGGTGTACGCCGTTTAACTGGCGCTACCTTTGCAGGGGGTTTCTTTGTGACCATTATGCGTATATGTCCAGTTTACGATTTTGGAATATCTCCATACGAAGACGCTCTTGAACTACTTTTTTAGTATAAATCTCAAATGCTATATCTTGTAACTGAGTTTGTTTTTGCTTGGCTAACTCGTTTGCTTTGTTCATTTCATGCTGTTTCTCTAGCTTTACTTGAGCAAGATCATGCCTGTCTGGATAGCCAGAGGGTTGAACAGTAGGGAATAATTTGATTGTGTCTATCATTTCTTTTCCCTCTCAAGTGCTGTTTTATATCCTTGAATAACCTTATGTCTTAACTCTGCACCATCAGCCGCACCAGCCCATTCACTCAAATTATTCCAAATTACAACAAAGTCGGAACTTTTGCATAACTTCTGATGGTTTGTAAGCCAAATAGACATTTGCTGATGACGCTCTGAAGGATTATGGATCGTGTAAGCAATGATGTAAAACTCTCGGACACTACAGAGGTCTTGACCCGTGGAGTGAAGCGATAGAGTTAAAACAAGTGCTATTAGCCATCTCACGGGTACGCCCAAATAATAATGTAGCTAGAAAAGATGACAAAGCAAGCAACACAGGCCGAAGCAATGATTGCTTCAACCCAATCTTTCATGTTAATCGCCAACAATTCCGGTGGCACTCCCAACAGCCGCAGCACCAGTTAGTAATCCAGTTTTTGGTTTTCTAGCTCTTTTGTTTAATTCTTGCAAGATTGCCGTCTGCTCTACTGGATCGACACTAAACAAGCGTTTTTGCAAAGCCTCTGAACTCTCGCTACTTATGCCTTTTGCTCTTGACAGCATAGCCGAGCCACCCGCCCGTAAAAGACTAACAAGATCGCCAGTTGCACCTGCTTGGGCAAGCGACCCTAAAAGGTTGGCTTGCTCACGCACCGCCTGATTTTCATCTGTTCTAGAGCCTGCAAGAACACGCTGCTTGGTTTCAGCTTGTCGATTTAAACCTTTGACATATTGAGAAAAATCAGTGTAAGAGTCCTGTGCAGACTTAATAACTTTGCCATTGGCATCAACAGTATCAGTGAAAGCATTTCTTAACAACAGTTTTTGATTCTCTGATTTAAATATTTGCTTAGTGAAATCACCAGTTTTGTACTCTCCCAAGCGCTGGTTTACATCAGCCATCACACCTAAACGAAACGCCTCTTTTTCATCAGAGGTCATTTTTTTGATCTTGGATGCAGCTTCTGCTGGGTTGAGTGTTTGATATTCTTCGCCCATATTAAAAGCCTTTCTGATACGTTCTGAATCAGCAAACTCTGCATTGGCTTTTTTATACTCAGGGTTAAGAAGTTTAATTAAATCGTTAAATTCATTCTTAACATTAGTAACATCTCGACCATAACCAGAAACCTTTTTTGTTATGGTGTCTGTCTCAGCGTCAATAACTCGATCAAGTCCAATTTTAATTTGATGCAAAATATCAGTAGGAACTGATTGAGCGTTGCGAATAGCACTTAATTCTGGCAATGTTTTCCCATAAACATCTGCTCTTTTGACTGCTTCTTGATAGGCTTTAGCAAAAACGTCCCTGTCAACAAACTTTCTAAATGGCACAGCATTAATGGCTTTGCTGTAGGCTTCTGGGTATGCTTGGCTTGCCAGTCGTGACTGATTTGCCGCCAATGCCTCAAGATATTCAAAACCATTTACGTTTTTAGCCAAGCCCGCCTTTTCAACCAAGCCCTGCACAATGTTGCTGGGTTGGTCAATAAGACGATTTTCAAGGAATTCTTTGGTAGAACCCTTGGCTTTAGACTGCACCACATAGGCGCTGTAAGCCAAGTCATTAAGGCTTTTACCCAAATCAGCAATGACCGGATTGGGAATACCAATGCGGCGTAATTCATCCAATGCTTGCTGTGCTTCAGTTGGTGAAAGATTGTCTTTCTTGAGGTAGTTTGCCAACATCTTTGATGCCGCAGCCTCTTGATCACCAATCCCCGCAGAGTTCAAAACATTCTTGATAAGAGTGCCTGCGCCCTTTACGACAATTGGCACAGAACCGCCTAGAACGCCGCCAAACACGCCACCCATTGCAGTCTCTGATCCTTCATCCTTCTCAGCAAAACCATAGCCAGAGGCCGCGCCTGTAGTTGTTCCAATTGCAGCGCCACGAAGCAGTTGACCCAATGTAGTTGTGCCTGTAATCAATTCTTGAGCAGCAGGGGCAAGTTTTGACACCTGTTTGGCAATTCCTAGTGGAGCAATCAAACTACCACCAATTTCTGCACTTGTTTTAACAATTGGCATATCCATGCCAAACTGTTTTTGTTGCTCACGCAAGAGATTGCGTTGTTTCTCATACTCTGGCCCACTGATTGAGCCAGTTCTAAGTGCCGCCTCAATCTCATCAAGTGTGCCAAAGGTCAAGCCTTGACCAACAGACCTAAGAGCCTCGGCAGGCCCTGAGTAAGGTATGGGTGAACCAAGGACTGATTTGAATGCCTGTGGTTGGTCAGCTAGTGGTGCATCTTTATAGTCAGCCATTATGGTTTTGTCCTTCTTTGTCCTTCGGGGTCAATGAATGCTGTTCCTGATGGGAACTTGGGGTTCTTCAGAAACCTTTGATAGTCAGCATTGTCAATAATTTGAACATCAAATTTAGGAACATCAATTCCACGTTCTGGCGCAGGAAAATTAGCATTCCTTCTGCGGCGCAAAACATCATCAGAAGCGTTCTGAGTACGACGTACATTGATTTCAACCAAACGCCTCATTGCTGATGCGGCTGCTGCAGCAGACTCTGAACTCTCAAGTTCTTTTGCCGCCCTTACAGCATCACCTTCAGTTTGTGTGCCTTTGTTTAACCGCAAGCTCTCATTGGTCAATACTTTCAAGAACTTATCATAGTCTTCTCTTGCAATAACATCAGGGTCTTGTGATCCAAATCCTTGCCTTGTTCTGATACTAGCTCTATCTTTCAGACCAAACTTGATCTCGCCAGACTTGATTCTGTTAATGAAGTTGTTGGCATCAGATGCTAAGTTTGTTGCAGCAGTTGCAGTTCCATAATCTGCTTCTTCATCTTTCGCAAGATAACTTGGCAATGGCTTAGTTCTAGCAGTTTCTGCTTTACGATCTGCTTCTGCTCTCTTCATATCCTGTTGGAACGCAATGTTCTGCGCTTGCAATGCTTGATTGCCTTGTTGAATCAAAAGGCTTTGACGAGAGTTCTCAAGACCTTGAGACCTTAATGAAGCTAGTGTCTCTTGATTGTTTTTAATCTGCGCTTGATTTTGTTCAAACTGACTAATTCGCTGAGTCATCTCAGCCAACTCTTTAGCTTTTACATCAACCTTTTCAGGGTCAAGAATTCCTTTTTCAAGACTAGTTGAATACTGTTTCGCAAGTGTTTGAACAGTCTTTGGAATAGTTGCATCGTCAATAAACACCTTAAATGGGTTGTCTTCTGGAGCACCCATTGCACCGATCCTGCGGAGATCAGGAATAACTTTGGCAAACTGAGAGATTGCTGCCTGTCCTTGTGGGAATGACAACAGTCGATTCTTCACTTCTTCATTGACGCTACCATCTGGGTTTTTCAGTTGTGTGATTAAGTTTTGAGCAATTCCTTCAAGTCCTTGGGTTTGCATTCTTTGACCACGTTGAGTCAAATAATCCTCGTTCTTCATGGCTTGCATACGGGCTTGTGTACCTTGCTCACGCAAAGCATAAGCAGCCTCTGCATCACCACTTTGTAATGCCATTTGAGCAGCTTGAATGTATGAGTCCGGATTACTTGGGTCAATCATGCCAAGCAATTGCTGACGTTGCGTGATGCGCTTAAGTTGAGGGTCTTCTACACCCATAGCACCACCAATGGCAGTACCAAGACCTTTAGCACCTGCATAAGTCAATGCCGCACCACGAGCAGTAGGGTCTAATTGAGCAAGAGCAATACCTTCATTTAAGGCACTAACACGCTGTTGTTCACCATACATTTGTGGGTTTAGTCCAAACAAACCCGCTACAATATTTTCAGCCATGATAAATCCTTACAAGAATAATCCGAGGTCTTGGTTGCCGTAAGCTAAACCAGTACCAAAACCTGAAGAACCTACTCCAGTTTGACTAAATGCTGATTGGAATCCACCACCAAGTAAGCCACCTAGTCCTTGACCCAATGTATTTGAAGCACCTAAACCACCTAATACTGTGGAATAGGGATTAGTTGTTGCCGCAGGACTTGTAGCTAAAGCAGTGCTTAATCTAGCACCATATAATCCCAATTCGCCAGCCTTTGAACCTGCGGTAGCCGCTTGTTGACCAAGAGTTGCTCCCATTTGCAATGGTTGTTGTGCTAATTGCTCCAAGTTTTGGAATTGTCCCAAAGCAGTTGTGTAAGGTGCATAAGCGGCTTGTTGACCACCATAATATTGACCCATAGCTTGCGAACCTTGACCAAGCAATCCTGCCCCATAGAGAACCTGCTGTTGACCCGCTTGTTGAGCGCCAGCCGCCAATTGAGCCTCTTGAGTAGCACGAGCATTATATAAAGCCTGTAGTTCAGGAGTTGTAGCACCCAAAGTACCACCTTGAGCAACAGCCAAACCACCACGACCTTGTTGTTGTAGCCTGTTTTGCAGATTAGCTAATTCCAACTCTCTGCCTGGTTGCAACAAAGCCATCTGCTGATTAAGGTAGTTCTGAGCAACATCTTGTGGAGATTGAGCAATGTACTGATTGCCTAAGTTAAACAAGTTTTGTGCGCCTGTTTGCAAAGGAGAAAATTGACCTTGTGCCGCTTCTGCTTGCGCTAAACCTTGATTGCCCAAAGCAACCAAACGATTCTGAGCTTCCAAAACACCTGGGCTTGCGGTATATCCTGCGCTTGTCAGTTGGCCTGTTACTGGATCGACTGTGAACTGTGAAGTACCAAAACGAGTAGTCATTCCTATTGGTCTAAACTGAGCAGCAGTTTTAGCCGCAGCAGTCTCAGCATCAATCATTGCTTGCGCTTTTTGAGCCGCTTCACGAGATGTTTGCTGTTGGAGAAGACCAGCCGCAGTAGTTGCACCACCAGTCACCAAGCTACCAATTTGAGCCGCAGTTAAACCTGCTTTTGTCAAATCAGCAATCTGCGAGGCAGTAAGTGCTGTTGCACCTAGACCTGCCGCAGTAGTTAAAGCGCCCGCACCAACACCAGTTGTTAGTCCACCAAGAGTAGAACCAAGAGTACCACCCAAAAGTGTATTAGCACCTGTTAATCCACCAGCAGTAGTTAATCCTGTTACGCCACCTGCGCCTGTTGTTAAACCAGTAACACCACCCGCACCAGTTAATAAACCAGTACCAGTTCCTGCTCCAAGAGTCGCACCTTCTCCAATACCCGCTAAAGCCGCACCGCCAAACAAAGCACCCGCAGTTGCCGCAAACTTTAGAAAGTCTTGAGTAGCATTGACCTTCATTTGCGTACCAGTACGCTCTAAAGTGCCATCTGCCGCATATTGAGTGTATCCACCACCGACTTTGTTATCGCTTGCTCGGTATGTATATACATTCTCAAGACCGCCAATTTGTTGATCTTGACCATCACCAATAACTCTGTATTTAGGTTGAATAATTGTGTCACCAAGTTGGACAGTTTGACCATTAGGAACACTTCCCGCCACACGAGCAATTACTTCACCCTCAGAAATACCCAGTCCATCAGCTAAGTTCTTTGGAGAAACATTAGACGCCTTCATAGCCGCAACAATCTGTTGGTCAGTTACGTTGGGTATTGCAGTTAGACTTTCTAGAAAACCTTTAGGTAAGGCTGCTGGGTTTGCAGTTGTTGCAGAGGCCATAGTTTTTCCTTGATCTGCGCTTGTTTGTCCCTGTGCCTTCAAAGCATTCTGTCTGTCAATCTCTTCAAGACGAGCCTTTTCAATTGACCACAGTCTGTCAGCTTCAGCCTTTTGTGCAGGGGTTGCAGTTGCATTAAATGCTTGTGAAGTAGTGTCATTTCCACCCCTAGCTCTTAACTCACCTAAGTAAGTTAATGCTGTTGGATTAGTAGCGTCATAACCCGCAACATTGGGAGACAAGGCAACTGCATTTCCAGCCGCATCTTCTACATATTGACCTGGCCTTGTTACATCAACTTTAGCCATGTTCTGAGCAGAATATGGATTAGCCGCATTAGCCGCATCTACTTGGGCTTGTGTGTCGGGCTTGCCAGGAACACTACGAGCAATGTAGTCTTGAGCATTCCACGATCCATCTGGGTTGATACCAGGAGGCAACCCCAATGCCGCATTGATTTCTGATTGTGTTGCCATAATATTTATTCCTCTTTATGCAGACCAAGGCAATGGTGTATTTTGTGGGCTAACAGGTGGTGTAATCATGCTGTCGATTTGACCTTGCACAGTAGCTTGTGCGCTTGCAATGTCAGATTCAGAAATCCATCCAATAACAACTGCTTCTGTTAAATCAGCATAAGGAACAATTGCACCTTCTTGTTGGCTAGAGTCAAAGCGTGTATTGCCATCAATAGAAGCTGTATGTTGACCATCCACGCCAGTTACTTTCCATTTAGCATTGACCACATAGTTGGGGTCAGGTTGCTGCAATGTAAACATTGCTGTAATCGTTGTTGTAAAAGTGGTCATACATTACCTTTCAATTTGTCAATTTCTGCTTTTAGTTCTTTGATTGCGTTAATCATGTACCAAGTCAAATTATCTGATTCAACCGACATAACACCAGTTGATTCGGTCTTAACGCAATCAGGCAAAACTTGTTGCAGTTCTTGAGCAATTACGCCAAGCTGAACACCTGATTTAATGACTGCATCTGATGCTTTAAGTTCTGAATCAATTTCTTCGGGCAAACGATATTCAAAGTTACGCACTTGAATTTGAGTAATCTTTTCCAGACCAACATTGTTATCAACGATATTTTTCTTTATGCGTTGGTCAGATGTTGTGTTCCAAGTAGTAGTGTTAGCCCCGTTGTAGTAAGAGCCACCCGCACCCGCACCGCTATTTGCAAAAATTAAAGCAGTTTGTGAGCCTTTATCGCTTTGCAATGAGTAAGCAGAAATAATCATTGCATTACTTACACTTGCTGATGATGCGTAAACAGTACCAGAACCAATGTAAATATTTGAACTGCCTGTTGTCAATGACTCACCAGCGTTCACTCCGATGCCAATGTTGTTAGACCCTGTGGTCACATAGTAGAGTGCATCTTTTCCAGAGGCCGTGTTCGATGCGCCAGTCGTGTTGGTATAAAGTGCTCTATACCCTGAGGCGGTGTTGTTAGATGCTGAAGTAGTAAGATTTAAAGCCAAACTTCCAGTACCCGTGTTGTATGAGCCACTTGAAATATTTGCTAATGTTCCTTGTCCCAAAGCGGCATTGTAATCACCCGAATTTGTAGCATTACCTAAAGCATTGTCACCAATTGCTGTGTTTGCTAATCCTGTTACAAATTTTCCCGCATAAGCACCAAAAAACGAATTGGAACTATTTGTTGAAGAATATCCCGCTTGATAGCCAACTGCGGTTAAACGATTTCCAGAAACATTTGAAACACCAGCCTGATAGCCAACTGCGGTTGACAAAGTGCCACTTGTGTTTGCCTTTAATGCTTCCCATCCAACGGCTGAATTTGAAACGCCTGTATTATTTAAACCAGCGTTATAGCCAAGCGCAGTCAAATAAGGTGACGCACCACTAGCGGTCATCTTTCCGTAAACAGTTCCTTCTACTGTTGGTGTAGCAGAAGAACCACCACCACCACCAGAAGCCGCAATCGTAATTGCACCCGCAGCATTGGTAATCGTGACGTTTGTTCCCGCAGTTAATGTCGCCTTAGTAAGCGTATTGCCTGTGCTATTACCAATTAACAGTTGACCATCTGTGTAGCTTGTCTGTCCTGTACCACCATTAGCTACTGGCAAAGTTCCTGTAACACCTGTTGATAAAGGAAGTCCAGTAGCGTTAGTCAGGGTAGCACTTGCAGGAGTTCCCAACACAGGGGCAACAAGAGTCAATGCTGTGCCGTTAGAGGTAGCACCTGTAATACCACCAAATGCACCTGCATTGTTATACTGGACTTGAGTTGTAGAGCCACCTGGTGAACCGCCACCACCAGATGCCGCAATAGTTTGGTTAGGCCATGTGCCAGTAACAGTTACGTTTGTTCCCGCAACAATGCTAGGAGTTGCAGTTCCTGTACCGCCATTGGCAACAGGTAATGTTCCTGTTACACCAGTAGACAAAGGCAATCCTGTCAAGTTAGTAGCTGTACCACCAGAGGGTGTACCTAATGCACCGCCATTAACAACGGCAGCACCCGCAGAACCTACGTTCACAGCTAGGGCAGTAGCTACACCAGTACCTAAACCAGATACACCTGTTGAAATTGGCAATCCTGTAAGGTTAGTAGCAGTTCCGCTAGATGGAGTACCAAGCACACCACCATTAACTAAAGGTGCGCCAGAAGAGCCTACATTGACCGCTAGAGCCGTTGCTACGCCAGTTCCTAGACCTGACACACCAGTAGAAATTGGAAGCCCTGTAGCATTTGTTAAAGTTGCGCTAGTGGGTGTTCCAAGGATAGGAGTCACCAAAGTAGGTGATGTAGCAAATACTGCTGATCCTGTTCCTGTTTCATCTGTCAAAGCACCCAAAAGGTTTGCAGAACTAAATGAACCTAAAGATGTTGCATTGCCAGTAGAGGTGATTGCACCCGTCAAGTTAGCGTTAGTGGTGACATTACCTGCTGTTAAACCAGAGGCAGTTCCTGTGATATTTGTGCCAACCAAAGCAGATGGAGTGCCTAGAGCAGGAGTCACCAAAGTTGGGCTATTAGCAAACACCAAAGCACCACTACCTGTTTCGTCTGTTACAGCAGAAATTAGGTTGGCAGATGATGGAGTAGCCAAGAAAGTAGCCACACCAGTACCCAAACCACTTACACCTGTTGAGATCGGTAGACCCGTAGCATTTGTTAAGACTGCGGCACTCGGTGTTCCAAGGGCGGGAGTCACCAATGTTGGTGAGTTTGACAACACTACATTACCTGTACCAGTTGAGCTAGTTACACCAGTTCCTCCGTTAGCTACACCCAAAGTTCCTGTGATGTCGGCAGTAGAAAGACTTACTGCATCCCAAGAAGCATTAGTTCCATCGCTTTGCAAATATTTGTTCGCAGCAGATGTTTGGCTAGGCAAGAGATTATTTAGAGCACCAGCCGCTGTAGAAGCACCTGTACCGCCATCAGCAACCGCTAGATCGGTAATACCAGTAATTGAACCACCAGTAATATTGGCAGAAGCATTGTCTGTTTTAGTGCCAACAGCAGTCTGAATATTATTGAACTCTGTATCAATCTCAGTACCCTTGACAATCTTTAGTGGATTGCCAGGTGACAGGTTGTCTTTTGATGCAAAGTTAGTGGTTTTTGTATAGTTACTCAAGATATTTCTCCTTAGCCCATTTTGCCATCTTTGGCTTGAATTTCAATCTTTTGCAGAGAAAATGAAACGCCTTTAATGGTTGTTTCATATCCTGTTTGAACAATCTTTCCCGCACCTGAAGCATTTGCAGAAAGTGTTTTAATTGGCACACCGCTTGTGTATTCAGCAATATTGTATTCAGCAGTTCCATACTCATAACTTGTCTGTGAAGGAATATAGATATTCTCCGCACGATAAGCACCAGAATAATCAAATCCCCAATTGATTGATAGAAATTGATCTGATCCACCAATCACAATGGCTGTTACAGACTTCAGAATAGAAATCTGGTTAGGGTTTCCCAAGTCGGCATTGTTTGTATAGTACGCAAATCGGTACGTGTTAGTGTCATCAAGATAAGTTCCATACTTACCAATGTACCCATTCTTGCCAATGTATAAGTCGCCATTACGCAATGAACGCAAGGAAGTAGGAGCAATTGAGTCCCACTTGGTTACACGGGAAGCACCATCTTGCAAGGATTGTTTCGTATCGAAGCAATAGACTTGGAAAGATGCGGGTAAAACAAGCAGATAAAAGGCTTCTTTTTCTGAGTAAACAGACTTCAGATTAGCCAATGTTTCGCTTGCTAAAGACGATGCAAGGTCAAAACGCACATTTTTAGATAGATCACGCAAAGGTGCAGACTTCTCTTGAATAGTCCTCATCAATGAACGAACACCTGAGTCTGACAAGAAAACAACGTCAGTACCAATACTTTGTATGGTATCCCTTGCTATACACCCAATAGAGCCTACTGTGTCGCTTAGAACAAGAGATGCGGGTGTAGAAGCACCAGAATAGACAAGAATCTGTCGTTTACCAAAGATAAACAAGAAATCATTGTGAGCAGCCAAGCCCATTACTTCATCAGCACCATTAGGCCATACACGAGAGACATCCAATGAGCCTGAAGTACCACCCCCCCATACATGACCTGCAATCAGATCAGAGAAGGTAATAGTTGTTTTGTCAGTAGAAGTATTGGCAACCCACAAACGACCAAATGCTGAGATGCAGATGTTTGCTTGTGGAGCAGTAGCCACATAGCCTGACTTCTCAGATATTCTGCGATAAGTAGTTGTACTTATAGCGGGGTCATAAATCAGAGGATCGTGACCTGTTTGAAAGAAGTATGCAATCCCATTCAAGGATGCAGTTTGCCAGTTAGAAGCAGTAATAGTAGGAGCAGTACCGCCACCACCATAGGTCAACTCAGTCACCGCATTAGCAGTACCAAGTTTGAATAGTTTATTGTTGCCAGCAAACAGAACAGTCAAAGTTCCATTGGTTTGCACTAATTCATGGATAACACCGACGTCATTAGCACCCAAAGCACCAGAGGAAGAGTTAACCCTTGACCAACCTTTTCTAGCACCAATACGACCATACTGATCCAAGATGCAGTTAGTCGCAACCAAAGCAAATCCCGCCCCTAAATCAAGGGGAGAATCTTCAGTATTCAGACCATAAAAGCCTGGTGCTGAAAGACTGTAACTTTGAAGTTGTGATGCCATTAGATTGCCACAAAGTTGTCTTCAGGATAACGAGTACTTTCCATCGCAATAGCGTCAGAGAGCATCCCTTTAAACAGAGCGTAAGCCTCGGTAGAGTTTGTTCCACCATCTTCACCACGCTCAATCAAAGCACGAGCATAGGCACTTTGAGTAACCAAATAGTCTAAAACCTTCACAGATGTGCTGTCAGAGGTTAAATTAGCTTGTGGGATTGTTACCTCAAACTTCAATGTATATACGCCATCAGGAATAGGATACAAATCAACTTTTGTGTCGCCACTAGAATCTGCGCCATTAAAGCAATATTGAGCAGGGATACCTTTAGCAGGTGTACCAAAACTTAACTTGCGATTCATGTCTGAAACTGCAATGTTGCTCAATACAATATTGCTTGTAGTATTAAGGGCTTCAGCAATACGAAACTTCTGACCAGTACCAGTTAAAGAGTATGAACTTGTATTGGCAGCAGTCGTGACTGTTACTGTCTGATTTAAGACATTCCAAGTGTATGTATCTTCAATCTGACGTTTTGCATCATTGACAAACTTGCCAATCAAAGAAGAATAGGTTGTTTCGCCAACAGTAGAGACTGTGCTTTCACGCAAGCGAACCAACACATCGTTAACAAGTTCTAAGTAGGTCATGTTCGTTGTGCTCCCTGAACCTCAAATGTTGCAATAAAACTGAATGTACTTGCACTTTGAGTAGTAATTTGAATTCTATCGCCTTCTTCTAAAACGATATAAGCATTGCCATCAAACTGAAGGTATTGCTTTGAAGTAAAGTCGTAAGTAGTAAGAATATCTAAAGTGGTTGCTGTACTTGCGTCATACCATTGAACTGTAATGTGCTTTGTCGATCCACCAGTATTGTGAATGTACATCACAGTAAACTTGGCGTAGTAACCCGTAGGAACTGTATAAACAGTTGTCAGCGTATTGGCTGTGGGGTTAAGTCCGACTGATACTGGTCTCACTTCATATTCCTCTTAGAGATCGCTTTAGCCTTGGCTTTAGCGTCTTCCTTGGACGTTGCGCCCCAAGCTCTAAGAGAAAGTAAAAGTCGGGTAGGCTTTCCATCTTTCATCTCAGCGCCAGGCATA